CAACAACAAACGCTTGATTAGCAGTTTGTTTTGCGAGTGCGAAGTCTCTACGCTGTAAAAGCTGTAGCGAATCCTGCATTTGTGAAGTTGCAGTAATTAATTCCCTTAGGGGAAGCAATTCTTCCGCAATTTCAGCATCTGGCACATCAGTCAGATCCTCGAGTTCATCGATTGGCATTAGCCCGTCGACACTGAGCTGGTCCATAAATCTTACGAGATATGTTTCCGGCCCTTCAGTTTGTAAGTCAATTAATACACTCAATAATGGGTGTATTACAACGTTAGCAATAACGTTCTTACTAAGCTGTAAAATCTTGGCTTCGGCCAAAATACGTGAAATATCAAGTTTACGTACTAATTTTTTAGTATATAAACCCGAGTATTTGTCGGTATTCAGCATGGCGAAGACTTCTCCAACCGTGACTATATCGCTTTGATCGGAGGTTGCATCACCTAGAATCCTTATGGATTCTGAATTGGTGTGAAAACGGATTTCGTTCCTACTTCTTACGAAGTTTGTGAACTCGTTGATAGTAACATTATTAATAATGTTATACATATCATCAGTCGATTCCCCGGCTATGAAGCCGAAAATACGACGATCCTCCTCTTCGCTAAGATCAATTCTTGAATTGATCCCAGTGATCCAAGCCGGTAGTCGATGAAGCCCTAAGGCTTTGTCGACATATTTTGACTTATACTTTTTCAACCAGCTAACAAAGTTGTTATCTTCTGAAAGCCAGTTGTATAACAAGCCTGCAAATTTAAAATCAGTAGCGGCTAAAGCTGCTACTCTGGGTGATAATGGGGTTAAAGACGTTCCGTTTAAGTATAAATACTTACAGAACTCAGCAACTCTCGTACCATTCGTGGTACAATTGAAGCCTTTATTGGGATTGAATACAACACCTAAGTGTTGGATTCCGATCACATAGTCTTTATATGCCTTCGAATTATTTCTAAAGCATATATCATCACCACAGACAGCTGTATTATACACCGGATCTTCATCATTCTTGATGCATTTCCAGTATACATATAAACTGTGTGTCAAATTTGCTAATGAGAAGCTTGGAAAAGCTCCCATTGGTTGACCTGCTCCATAACGTACTTTAGTATCCTTACCTTTTTGCGAAACTTTAAAGTCTCGGTTGGTAAGTAGATGTCTAGTTGATCTAGAAAATTCCTTATTATAAAGAATTTCTAGTAACTTTTCTTGAAGTTCCATAGGGAACCTATCAGTCCAGTTACTAGCATCTGAGGATTGAGGCAATGCGCTTTCGTCTTCTGTAAAACTTTTTACCAGATTTCGACCAGCATCCTGATCAAACACATAAGTGTTTGGGACGCTCCTTGTTATATTACATAAATCTTTGTGTAAAGGTAACAAGGCACATTGTGAGAAGTAGTCAATAATTGCTACGACTCTTTGTTTGTTTTCCGGCTGCTTTAAAGCAGTTAACCGTGAACAGACAAACTTATCCTTTTCTGGATGGTCTACATTCGCGGCTAATGCCTCGATATAGTCATACAGATCGGTCCTTTGAATTGATTCTAAGTACCGTTTAATACTATAAGATACATTTGTATCTTTCGTTATGGCGTATGCGTCATAGTGACTTGAAGTAAGTGCATCTATCTTCCCGAATCGGGAATTTGGTCCGCTTTTACTACTATCGTGAAATTCTAAATTTTCACCGATAGATTTAATCACATCGCGATTTGTCTTTATTTTTAATTTATTTAAGATTGAAGGCAGAGCTTTACCGAAGGAGTCAATTTCATTAACGAAATTGGAATCTCTTTTAGGATGAAGTCTGATTGAACTCGAATCGATTTTAAAGTCGATAGAATTCGTCAGTCGCGAAATACTTAAAATTGTATAAACAATTTGAATGTATTTTGGGTGGGTATTGTATTTCCTAAGAAATAGAATATCTTTGGGAAAGCCATCTTTCTTCGTCGAAAGACAAGGAACTGGCTCTACCTCTATGCCCATAAGCAGTTTAAGGGTGTAAATTCTTATATCTTTAAACCTTTTAGTGCCTTGGACTAGTCCACGGTGCTTAATCAAGTGGTTAAAGAGTAATGATGTTTTATAAACATCCACTTCAATAACTTTCTGTTCCTCATCCGTTAAATTAAACAGATGAGCGTAAACCTTAGCTAATTTTTTTGCTGAGGGGTTTACAGAACCATTTATGGCTGTAACTTTACTCTTTTGAGTATCGTTATTACGATTTCGGCCCTTTACGGGCCCATTCTTTTTTGGAACTTTTTTCCTTAGAGGAATAAACTCTCCGTCCTTACGGACGTAAAGTTGATCTTGCTTTTTCATAGCGTAATTTAATTAATTTATATTAGTTAATATTATGTTTGCTCTCTGGCTTAGTCATCCTTCTAGAAGGAATGAGCATCCAACGAGCTATTAAATATAGCAACGATTTCTAATAACCGACACTTAAGTGTCATATTAGTAGAACAGATGGATTAGTCCATCTTATAGCTGGT